AATTGTAAAGTTTATTAATATGGATAACTTAGATGTTGATAAAATCCCTGGTGGTGCTTTAATGGGTGGTGGTCAATCACAAACTCAAACACAACCTGAGGCTCAACCTCAAGTTCAAGTAGAGGCACAACCTCAAGCACAAACTCAAGAAGCTCCTCAAGCACAAGCTCAACCAGCTCAAACTGAAGAAGCACCTGCTCAAGCTCAAGAAGCTCCAGCACAAGGTGAATTTGAAGAACCAGCACAAGGACAAGCTCAGGTACCTGCTCAAGCTCAAGAAGCTCCAGCACAAGGTGAAGAAGAGGAAGAAGCTCCAGCACAAGGTGAAGAAGAAAATAAAGAAGGTGAAGAAGAATTACCTCTTTAATTTATAAAATATTCAAAGAATTAAAACCCATCAAGAAATTGATGGGTTTTTTATTTAATATATACTTTATGAAATACTTAAAATTATTTGAAGACTTCCAAGAAGCAGATAATCCACACGGTGGTGAGTTTAATTATGGTAAATTATCACAAGAGGATATTACAAAAATAAAATCTTTTATAGAAGATTTAAAAATTTATACTAAAGAACATGATGTTAAATTAAATTTATCTCCAGATACTGGTGTTCAGTTTTCTGAAGGTGGATTTATATGTAATGGTTATTTTGATGGTGATACAAGAACACTTGCCTGTGCTTTAGGTAAAGATGTTTCTCAGTGGTTAATAATATTACTACACGAATCTTGTCATATGGATCAATGGGTTGAGAACGTTCCAGCTTGGACTGAGAATGTTAGTGGTATGGAAAATATTGATAAATGGTTGGCTGGTGATGATGATGTTGATATGTCTTTAATTGATAAAGAGATAAGACTATCTATGAATTGTGAAATTGACTGCGAAAGAAGAACAGTTGAGAAGATTAAAAAATATGGACTGGACTCAATTATAAATATTGATGAGTATATACAAAAGTCAAATGCTTATGTTCTTTTCTACTTATGGATGAGAAAAAATAGAAGTTGGTATAAAATAGGTAAAGAGCCTTATAATCAACCACCGGTTGTTAGTATTATGCCTAAAACATTTGATATAGACTACACAGTTTTAGATCCTAAAATTGAAAAAGCATATGACACATATTTATAATGAGATATTTAAAAACATTTGAGAGTCATAGTAATGAAACATTAATTATAGTTGATGTTCAAAAATCATTTAGAAAATTCTTTTCTGAGATGTATCTTAATGAATTAAAGAAGTATTGTAATAACTTTCAAAGTGTTTATCAAATTTGGGATAATCATACAGATGGTAAGAATGTAGATAAAGATTATTTATATGATGAAACACCTGTGATTCCTATTCATAAAGATCTTTATCATTTCCCTAATCAAAAAGAACTTATTGAAAAAAGATATAACTATAAAGTTGATGCTGATTTCTATAAGAAAATATTGGATAAAGAGATTTATAATGAAATTTCTGATAAAGAAGATAAAAAACTATTAAAGAAAGGTGATATATTTCCAACTAAAGAAGGAACATATATTGTTTATGTTGGTAACAATCATAAATGGCATCATCTTAGTAAAAAGTTATATGATTTACTTTTAAGTTTAAGAAATGAGACGGTTACTATAGTAGGTGGTGCTGATGGTGAATGTTTAGAGGATATTTATACTGCCGCCTTATCTTTAGGTGTTAAAATAAAAAGAGATTGGAAATTTATATACACTTCAACAAGTTGTCCTATCCAATAAATCTATTTCCTTTGGATAAATTATAAAGTGTAGTAAATATGGATCTGATGAATCTACTACAGTAGCACCACATCTTTGCCAGAATTTCTTACTATCTTTTGTACATCTTACAAAAACCTCATCAATAAGATAAATATCTAAAACTTTCTTAGCAAGATATTCACCCAAACCTCTACCTCTTATATCAGAGAACGCTGACATTATTTCAGGTTTACCATAACTTGAATTAGGATTAACTTCTATTTCTACTACAGGTTTACCTTCTAATCTTAATTGATAGAAATCGGTTTCGCCTTTTTTGGCGCCAAATGATGGTTTGAAAATAGTTTTTTCACCAGTAGGAACTTTATAAAACTCTACTTGAGAAATTAAATCACTGTCAATATAAGATTCAAATGTTTTTAAATACCTCATACATCTATATATAAAATTAATATATACTTAAACTTTAATTATTTTATGCCAGCTAAAAGTCAACAACAATTAAAATACATTTATGCAATGAGGCATAAATATAGTGGTAAGAAAAAAGCTCCCAAAAATATGAAGTGGGTTTTTAATAAAGACTGGACAGATGGTGTTAAGATGAAATCACTTCCAAAGTTTGTTGAAAACGAATCTATAATGACTTTTGATCAGTTCAAACAAACTCTTTAAGTTATAACAGCATATACATTATAATCGGCTATTTGAAATAATATTTCCATATATTCTTGGTATCTTTCTGGATCTTCATAAAAGTTAACTTCTAAATCATATGTTATAGAATCTAGCTCTGGAATATATTTATTAACTTGTTGTCTTAATTCAGCGGATATTGTTTCAGCAGAAAGCCTTGTTTCGTGTAAGTATTTTGGTAAGTCCCCTCCAAAATCAGGCTCACAAAATAACTCACCTCTATTGGTGAATATCATCATTTCCCATTTTTGTAGAACAACTCTAACAAGGTCATCTTCAATGATTTGTGTATCATTGAATCTTGGGTGACCAGGGTACTCAATATAAAAATCTGTAAAGTCAAAAGCCATAACATATATATTAATATATTATGGCTCTTTTGTTATAGTAAAATATCTCTGAACTTGCCAATTATTGTTAGACCTAGAACAATAGGGTCTGTATTGGTTTCTAACTTAGAAGAATAATCAGATATAATGAAGTTACACTCAAATAATTTATCTATATTCTTACTTTCTGATATAGACCAATCAATAAATGGTTTTCCTAGTAGTCTAATCATTACATCAATCTTTTCGGCACCAAAGTTAGTCATTAAGAAATGATAGATTTTTTCATAATCTAATGACTTATCATAAATATAAGAGTATAAATCTAATTTTACCTTGTTAGATACATTAGATGTATTCTCTCCTAAACTACCAGTTTCTAAATAGTTTTGAACTTCAACCATTATAGACCTAAAGTCAGGAAACTTTTTAGTGATAATAGAAGCTAAGTCTTCTTTAGGAATCTCTTTACCTTCTTTTGGTAGAATTACATTATTAATTCTTTTATAAACTTCCTGTTTAAGATATTTTTCTTCTTCAAGACTTTGACAATCAAAGTTTATTTGAGGAATTCTTGACTTAATACCATCCGAAATCTTATTTAAGTGGTTGGTTGTGATAATGAATCTAACATTCTTATTATACTTTTCAATAAATGCTTTGAAGGCATCTTGGAATTGAGCTGATACTCTTTCAAACTCATCTAAGAAAATATATTTAATATCAGAATCGGTCTCCATCATTGGTGTAAACTTACAGAAATCTTCAATCTCACTTCTTAGAACATCAATAGATGTGTATAAAGAAGAGTTCAATTCTAAGTAAGGTTTATCTTTTGTGTATTTACCAATAAGGATTCTAGCCAAGCTAGTTTTCCCGGTACCAAAGTGACCGTAGAATATAAAGTTTTGATTTATACCAAACTCAAAGTTTTTTCTGATTCTAGGTAAAAGAATAACATCCTCCATAGTTTTTGGACGCCATTTTTCCCATAAAAGTAATGATTTAACAGACATAGTATTCAATTAGTATTAGGTATATAAATTCATGAAGAGAAAGTTTATATTTAATATATACAACTATGATTGGTGAAAGATTTAATTTTGAAGACGTATTTTTTAGAGATTTAACAGTTTGTGTTCTAGATACTCTAGAAGGTCAAGTTAAATGGATCAATAGATTTTCATCTGGTGATGTCTTTGTTCAAGTGCCTTTTTATTACTCATTAACTGGTGATGAAAGATTTCTTTTAGATTCATTTACTGATGATATAGTTTCTGAAAATAGATTTGTTGAACTAAATACTGATATGATTCCAAGAGGTCATTTAACTATGACTGGTTTCAATATTAAGTCTGATGAATTTGCTAACCCTAATGTTTGGTTAAGAATGGTTGTTGAGAATGAAGTTGAGATTAGAAAAGTAATTGCTAAGGTCAGAGCAGTTCCTATTACAGTAAATTATGATTTAGAAATATTATTAAGTTCTGAAATAGACACATTCAAATGTTCTCAGGCTATTATGGATACTCTTTGGTTATATAAATTTATGTACTTTGAGTATAATTTTATGAATATTGATGCGGTTATTTTGATGCCGGATTCAAATCAAATTGAAATGGCTAGAGAAAAGAATCTAACATCTGATAATAATATAAAGATGAAAGTTTCTTTTACAGTTGAAACTTACTATCCTGCGTTTAGAAGTGATAGAATTAATGGCAAAGGTTATCCACAGTCATATGGTTCTGGTATGGCAGATTCTAATGGCTTTGCTTTTTCTGGTGGTTATTCTGACTTTTTTAATCAACCAGGTCAAGCAACACCTTACGGACAAACTGGTAGTTTCTATAATACTCAAACAGCATCACCAAATGGTCCGTATGGTCAATTTGCCAATTCTGATTATTTAATAATATCACCTAAGAGAACAAGGTGGTTTAATAACATTCTTAAAGCCAGAGAAAAGGCTTCAGGTAATATAATTAACCCAAATGGTAAAGGTCCGGATGGTCCGCCAGATCATTAATATAACTATTTTAAAAAATGGTAAAAAATGACTTTTTATCTATAATATATAGAGTATATAAAAAAAAATATTTTAAAATATGAAGAATCTTAAACTTGAGTTATTTAACTTCAAAAAGGACCTTACTCTTGACCAGGAGGAAGTTTCTGTGATAGTTGAGGGACATATGAATGCTTGTAATGAGTTATCTGAAAAGCAAATAATAGTTTCTCTTAACGAAAGACTTAAACCATACACTTATGATAAAAGCGTTAAGTCTCTATTAGAGAATCTTAATGATGATATGAAAAATTATGAGTTATTATATGAATTAAAAAATTTATATAATGTTCTTAATTCTAAGAATCAAGGTGAACTTTACAGACAGCCATTAAACGTTGTTCTTCAAACAATTAATTTGGAAACTGACCAAGATAGAATGTCTAAAATTCTTAATGAGTTAGCAGTTTATGATTGGGTTCCAGAAGTTAAGTTATTCGTTCATAATTTAACAAAATCACCTGAAAAGAAAACAAATCTTTTAAGTGGTGGTAAAGCAGAATCTACATTCACTATTGTTGAACAAGTAGAAGATGGTCACGTTGCTTTAGTTAAAGATTCATGGTTCTTATTATCTGAAAATACAATTGAAAAAACATTACTAGAAAATCACGTTAAAGATGAAGAATCTTTAAAGTCTTTAAGAATGTTAGAAACGGCAATGAAATATGCTCAAGTTACAGAAGACAGAGTTAACTTCAGAATTTCTGAATACTTAACAATCGGTCTTGCAGTTGGTAAAAAATCTGGTCTATTTATCAACGATGACGAAATGAACGAAGAAACAACATTAGAGTCTTTATTCTCTTCTCCAATCGTTCCAATCGTTAATAAAAATTTCTACCCTATTTTATTAGAAGTTTCTAAAAACTTAGATAAATTTGTAGAATTAGATGTTGTTAAAAGAGTTAACAACTTAATCAATCCTTACTTAGAATTATTCGCTTTCAATTACAAAAACAATACTTTTGTTTACAGATGTGATGAAAGATATGGTAATTCATTCTTCAAATATGAATCTGCATTAGAATTAGTAAATGAGGTAAGAAACGAATTAAACTATGATTTAACTTATTTCTTTGAAAATAAATTAGATAAAGAATTAATCGTTAAAAGAAAACTTGAAGATAAAGAAAGAGAAATCACTTTGAAATTAGAAGATGTTAATTTCAATATCTCTAAAGTTAAAGGTTCTATCCAAATGATTGGTGAATCAGAAGTTTTATCTACAGCTCTTAAAAACTTAGAGAAAAGAAAAGACAACTTAGATGTTGAATTACAAGCTACTAAGGAATTACAATACAAAGAAAGAATTAAACTTTAATACTTAATATTAATAAAATCCTCAAAGAAATTTGAGGATTTTTTTTATTATATAAACTTTTTCATGTTGCATGTATATAACATGAAAGCATGAAACAAAGACATCTACTCTTAGAGTCTTAAAAAAATAAGTATTATGAATGTATCTAAACAATAAAGACTTATACATTGAAGTTATCGTATCAAAAGCAAGAGGCAAACTAACGAGAAACGCAGAAAAAATGTTAGAATTACTTGCCAAAAAAACAATTAAAAAAATGAGATATTGGTCTAATGACGATAAATTAGACTGTTACCAATCAGGACTTTTGGATATGTTCCAAAACTGGTATAATTTCAACGAAGACAAATCAGTAAATGCGTTTGCATATTTTACTGAAGTCTTTAAGAGAGGAATTGCTAAAGGTTATAATGAGCTTTATAAAAAGAAAGGTGATAACGAACACTTAATCAAATTAATTTCAATTGAAGGCTCAAATGATGGACAAGGATTACACTCACTCTAATATCAATCTAAAAACATTTGATATAGTTATGACACCGGCATTTGGTGCTGCTAATATACCTATAACTTTATTTCCTTCTAGACAGAAAAGAAGGAAGGAAAAAATTAAAAATATCTTTAAAAGTAAAAATCCACTCAATTGAGTGGATTTTTACTTTATAATCATTTATATTATGCCTCTGTTGAAACTTCAACTTCAGAATAAACTGTCTGTAACATTCTAAGTGATACTTGGTAAGGGTCACAGTTAGAAGCTGGTCTTCTATCTTCAAAATATCCTTTACCTTCAACGATTGCTTGTGCTGGAATTCTGATAGAAGTATCTCTTGTAGAGAAACCGTAACTGAATTCATTGATACTTGATGTCTCATGAGCACCGGTTAATCTTTGGTCGTTATGTAATCCATAAACACTAATGTGTTCTTTTTGATATTTTTCTAACTTAGTCATAGTTTCTTTGATGATGTCTAATCCACCTTCTTCTCTCATTTCTTTAGTAGAAAAGTTAATGTGACATCCCGTTCCATTCCAGTCACCTTTTAATGGTTTAGGATGTAAAGAAACTTTAACATTGTATTTTTCAGCAACTCTTTGTAACAAATAACGAGAAACCCATAATTGGTCAGATCCTTCTAAAGCCGTAACAGGTCCAATTTGATATTCCCATTGTCCTAAAAGAACTTCGGCGTTAATACCAGAAATATCTAAACCGATTTCCATACACACATTCATATGTTCTTCAACAATGTCTCTACCAACTACGTTATCAGAGCCAATACCACAGTAGTAGTCACCTTGAGGTCTTGGTGATTTATTTGAATCTAAAGTAAATCCTAATGGAATGCCTTCTCCTGATCCAAATGGAATCAATGGTTTATGTGTAAGAGTGTATTCTTGTTCCCAACCAAACCAAGGAAGTTCTGACTTATCGCCTGTTAAAATTCCTAATTCATTTACCTTTTGTGATAATTTTCTTCGGTTGTTTGAAGTGTGTGCTGAACCGTCTGGATTAAGAACTTCACAAAATACTAATTTGTTTGTTCCTTTTCTGAAAGGATCATAAGTTACAAATACAGGTCTTAATAAACAGTCAGTATTTTTACCTTTACCTGATTGAGCTTGTAATGTTGAACTTCCATCAAAAGACCATACAGGATAGTCAGCTGGATTCATTGAATTAATTTCTGAAGCAATTTTAGTTTTACTTCTAAGTTGTTGAGGGTTTGAACCATCAAGCCAAATGTACTCTAGTTTGATATTACTCATAAATGATTTGTTTTTTTTTATTTTATGTTTTTTGCTAAACTTTGTTTAATATTATTATAAAATAACTACAAAATTTAAAAAATGAATAAAGTAATATTACAACTTTGGGAAGAATCTAATACCAAAGACGGTTTTCTTAGTGATGGCTGTTCATTGCATATAGATTTAAAAGAAAGAGATAAATATGTCGCTTCTGTTTATAAAGGAAGAGATAATTCATCTATTCCTAATGAGTATGATAGAATTGTTGGTGATTGGGTAGAGGTTTTTGTAGATGATAAATTATATAATATGATACTTACTGATATGAGTGTAAAACTGCCTGAAAACTCCTTTCAAAATCTTCTAAAATTTGAAGAAATAATTTTTAATAAAGATATTATATGATAACCTTATTTTATTTATTATCAATTTTATTTGCTTTTAATGAGATTTATTATGTTTTTAATAAATCAAAATTAGATACTAATTTTAAAAACTTAGATGTTAAGTCATCAACTAAGTTAGATATAGCACACTACTTATTTAGAATTATGTTTTGGGTATGGATGATTGTTGGAATTTGGTCTTCTCAATCAAATCTATTCATATTTTTAACTATCTTACACTTAATTAGATTTCCATTTTACCATTTAAGTAAAAGACTTTATATAATCTGGACTAATATTCTACCAAGTATATCATTTATCTTTATACTTATAATATTGATTTATAAAATTAAAGGTTAAACTTCTTTAGGTGTTGTTCAGTTATGATAATAAACTCATAACCTTTCATATTACACCAGTTAATCATAGTTTCCCATTTGTTCTTATTCTTATAAGCCATTTTAAGATCGTACTCAAAGTTTTTTAACTTCTTCATTCCTGATTCTGGTACGTTTAGGTTGCCTTCATTTAAGTCTTGAACCATCTTATACTCTTTGAACGGTTTAACCTCTACAACGACTTGTTTAAGAACTCCTTCAGAGTTTCTCATCTCATAGTAGAAGTCGGGATAATAACAATGTTCTTTTACTTTAGTATCACCATTATCAAAGTGTGTCATTTGATAAGGTATTCTCATACACTCAGCACCCCATTTAGTGATAGTTTTATTATTATCTAACCAAGTCATTATCTTCTTTTCCCAAGAACTTCTGTAGTAAACACCGCCTTGAGTGTTTAATTTAATTACTTTATCTTTATACTTTGGTATATAGTTACCTTGATTATAGTTAGCGTTATTTGGTTTTGAATTTAACATACCTTGGATTAGTTTATTTTATATATAAAAGAAAACAGATTTCCATGGGAGAATTAGTAGATAGAATAGGATTGAGAATGTTAGTTGATGGTGATGGTTTAGCAGATAACTTCAAAAACAACTCATTGTATTTTTATGAAAAGTATCAAAAGTCTGATGATAAAGTTACATCAGTTGATGTTAGTAAAATTTTACCTGGTGGGTTTTATCATTTTCATTATTTAGATGATTCTAATTGGATGATGTATTCGCCAGTATTTGTTACCAATTTTAAAAAAGTAGGTAATCAAATAATAATATTTGGGGTCAATTTTAATTTTATTCCATTAGAGGTTAGAGCTTTTTTATTTGATAATTTTATGATTGAAGATGACTTTGAAAAAGATAGACTATTAAAGGTTGATTATGAGGGTATGTATGCTGAGTTAATTAAATATGGGTTTGAATATGCTTTGGTTGAATATAATGCTATACAAATAAAACTTGTTCATAAAATAAGTGTAGAAACTGTGCCAAGATTTTTAATTGCGGCTCATCCTAAGAATAAATATGATCCGGCTAAGTTATTTGATATATGGAAAGTTAAGATAGGTGATAAGAGTAAACGAAATCAAGAGATAATGAAATCTATGATTGATGAATTTTATGATGTGAGAGGTCAAATTAATGAAAAATATGTTTTACTTAAAGATCATATTAAAAGAATACAAAATAGTGCGAAAAAATATGGTGGTAAATAAATAATATATACACTATAAAAATTATAATTCTAAATGAAACATTTAAGAAAATTTGAAGAACTTGATTACTCTACATATATGAGTGCTGCTGATAAGTTAGCTGGTTATGGACAAACTGATAGAGCTAAAGAAATTAAAGCTCATGCAGTTGATATGTCTAGAAAGGCAATTGATAGTATGACTTTTGGTATATTAGTTGGTAATGTTAGACCATTTCCTGATGCTAAATTTACTAGCTTGGATATATTCAAGTCTGGTAGTGGTTGGATTATGAATTCTGTATTTCAGTCAGGTAACAATACTCATAAAGTTACTTCATCTGTTTCTGATACTGGAGAAATAACTTGGATGGAAGGTAATAAATTTTTAGATAGAAGATCAGTTTTGAATTTTCAAAAAATGATAGTTAAACTATGTGAATCACAAGATGATTTACAATCATTCTTATCAGAGAATGAGTTAAGTCCAGAGGATTTGAAACCTGTTCTGAGAACGTTTTATGTATAATACTTTAAGTGAAACCTACAATAAAATGTAGGTTTTCTTTTTTAATAGTGTCTCGGAGGAAGATTAAAAATTTAATATATAAACGAAATACTTATTTTAAAATAAATGGCATCTTATAATCAATTTAGCGCCGGCGCAGGTCAATCAAATTTCACTTATACCAACAGTGCTGTTGAGAATAAAGGACTTTTTAATAGAATTTTAAGAGGTTTATCATCTTATGGTATGAACTATGATGATATGATTGTTAGAAACCAAGTCGGTATTGGTATCAATGAAGATCCATTTGCGGCTAGAGGTAACTCAATGTATGACTTCTTCTCACAAAGAGCTGTTGCTTCTGTATTAAATAGAAAGTCAATTCCTTACTTAGATAAAGCATATGCTGATAAAAGAAGAATTCTAAGAGAGTATTCTATTAAAGATGAGATTAGAGATTTTATTAGTTCATTGGCTGATGAAAGTATTGTTTATAATGATGAAAGAGATTTCTGCTCACCTAAACCATTAGGTAATGATTATTCACAAGAGATTAAAGATAAGTATCAAGAGTATTTTGAAAAGATTTATAATAAGTTTGGATTCTCTGATAGTATCACGGCTTGGAATATGATGAAAGACTTTTTAATTGATGGATATATCGCTTTAGAAATTATCTATGATGATAAAAAGAAAAATATCATTGGTTTTAATAGATTAAGACCAGATACTTTAGTTCCAGCATTTGAGCCAACTATTGGTCACTTATGGATTCAGTTTCCAGAAGATCCTCAATTAAGAAGAATCTTCTTAGACTCTCAGTTAGTTTATATTTCTTATTCTACTCAAAATGATTATTCAGAAACATCATATGTTGAAGGTTTAATTAAACCTTATAACCAATTAAAGATTCTTGAGCAAACAAGAGTAATGTTTAACATTATTAATGCTACGGTTTACCAAAAGTTTACCATTCCAATTAAAGGTTTATCAAGACAAAGAGCTGAAGAACAAATTGGTCAATTAATTAATGACTATTCAGAAGAAGTTGAGTGGGATGATTCATTGGGTACATTAACTATTAACGGTGCTAAACACTTACCTTATAACAAACAAATTTGGTTTCCTGAAGGAGATGCTGGTACACCAGCTATGGAATTAGTTTCACCTGAAGGACATAACTTAAATGAGTCAGATATGTTGACTTGGTTCTATAATGCTCTAAAAAGAGCTTCTAAGATTCCTTTCCAACGTTTTGATAAAGAAAATGGTGGTGGTAACTTAATTAATGACTCGGCGGATATGACGAGAGATGAGATTAAATTCTATAACTTTATTAATAGATTAAGAGCTAACTTCAAAGAACTTATTGTTAAGCCTTTAAAACTACAAATGTTAATTGAATTTCCTGAGTTGAAAGATGATGAGGTTTTAGTAAATCAAATTGATATTAACTTTAACTCAAATCAAGTATTTGAAGAGTGGAAAAAATTAAACAACTTGGCTAAGAAAGCTGAAATCTTTGGTACATTAGTTGGTGTTATGAATGGTGAAAAACCTTACTTCCATATTGAATACTTAATTGATAATGTATTTAAGTTAACTCCAGAAGAAAAAGCTGAGAATCAAAAATACTGGGCTAAAGATGCTGCTGGTGTTGCTGCTGGTGGTGCCGCGGCTGGTGGTGCTGAGGGTGGTGCTCCAGCTGAAGGTGGTGAAATACCAGCCGAAGGTGGAGAAGCCGCTCCTGAAGCTCAAGCTGCTCCAGAGGCACAAGCCGCTCCTGAAACTCCTCCTGCTGAAGGTGGTGAAGAATTTGAATTCTAAGATATTCTATAAAAAAGAAAAACCTCTCAAATTTGAGAGGTTTTTTTATGCTGTCATTTTTGGATATATGAAGTAGAAAGACTTGACTTGATTGTCTACTATGTGTTGTTTGAGTTCTAATTCAACTTCGGATTCAATCAATTCTGCAATTATATTACCCCACTCAGTGGTCATTGTTTTAATTTTTATTTCTAATTCCAAAACATTATTACCTTTGAGTATAAATTTCATAAACTTTATAGCAGATGATGCTTTTTTAAGAACATCAAAGTCATCTTCATCATCTACTACAACATTTACATACATAACACCGTGAGC